TGTTAATTTTTCTATTTCTGCAAAGAACGTTTCTTTAACTACGCTTTCAATTGTCTTTTTTGCGCTCGGTGTTGCTTCCATTTTTTCTTCGTCTTCTTTGTAACCTGCTTCAACTTCTGGCGTTTCTTCAACAACTTCTTCTTCAGTTGCAACTTCTTTTATTTCTAAAATAATTCCTTCAACTTCTACAACTAAAATACGTCCGTCTTCTAATTCATATTCTCCGATTGGAACAGGAATTTTTTGCTCGTCTTCAGTTATGATAAAAACTTCTTTGTCAGTTTCAAAAGTGTCGGCTTCAAAAATTGTTATTCCGTCCATTAACTTCATTGTTTCCAATTTCACTTCCATTCCTAAAAGTGTTTTGATTTGATTAATTACGCTTGTTTTCATTTGTTTAGTTTAGTTTATATTTATATAATTTAATTGTTTATTTTTTGTTGTATTTTCAAATTAAATTGCGCCTATTCCTTTCGCTTGTAAACTACCGTCACAACACTTTGCAGAGTACGTTTTTCCGTCTTTACATAGGCAACCACGTTGACCGCCTTTTGGACTTGTTTTTGCTTGTGCTACTTTTTTTGTTATTTTTTTACTCATTGTTTGTATTTTTTTAGTGCTTCTGTAACCCACGACTGTATTCAAGAACGCAGTTCTCTTAAAAAAGGTATTACACCTTAATATAAAGTTAAAGTTCGTTAAATCGCATTAAAACCGTATTAAATCGCATTTCGTGTTTTACTTGTTTTTTATACTTAACGTCCTTGTCTTGTATAAGTTTTAGTATAATTTTTACTTGACTTTAGTTTACTATTTCTTGTTTTTGCGTGAACTCCTGCACGTTTAACTTTCGGTTTTTTAAGATGAACTTTAACGTTAGTTTGCTTCGCCATTTATATTGCGTGATATAAAAATTTGCTGTCTTCAGTATGTACTTTGCCTGTCATTAAATTGCCGTTTGCGTCTTTGTGTGTTTCGCCTTCGTAAATTTTGCCGTCTATTGTGTAGTGTGTTTGACCTTCTGCAAGTTCTTCTTTTCTTATTTGTTTAAGTTTTCTACTTGCCCACTCAACCCCTGCGTCACCACCCCAAGCCAACCACATTAAACGCCCACAACCGTCTCCAAGTTCTCTTTGTGAATTTTCTCTTGACGTTCAAATGAAGCCATTCTTGCAATAGTATCTTCACTTATGTTTTCGCCATTTGCTAATTGATTTGCTCGTGCTTTTCCAACAGGTGTTCCGCAATCTTGCCATCCGTTTTCTTCTGCATACCTTAAAGCTATTCTTGCGTTTTCTTTTGCTTGTTCTGGATAGTCGTTATATGTTTCTAAATTCGTTTTTTCTTCGCTTAAAATTAAATTCTTTATTTCTGTAATTAATAAATCTTCTTCGTTAATTAAACTCATTTCATATTTGTCTGCAAAATAACCTTCAATAGAAAATCCTTTTACTTCTCCAAGTTTTACTTTGTTCCAAATTTCATCGTTGTTTACTTTCATTGAAATAACCCACGTACCTTTTGGAAAATTAAATCCGTAGTTCGTGCTTTTGTCGTTTTTTCCTTCTGTAATCCAACTTTCGACAACCGACATTCCGTCTAACTTTTGTTTGTGTTCTAAAGTTGCGTTGTTCTGGTTGCTGTTCATAAAAAACAATTCACTTGCTTTGCGTACCGTTTCTTCAGAAAAATAAATGTAGTATTCTTCGTTCTTATCGTTCTTGCGGTAAATTTGTTTGTTAGGAATTAAAGCCGCTCCCATTAATATACGCTTTTCAGCATCTACTTCTTTAAGTTCTATTTCGTGTTTTTTTAGTGCTATAAAGTCGCTTTCGATTGCAGGACTTTCAACAACTGAAACTGCGTCTATTCCGCTTGTCTCGTCTTTTTCGTCAATTATTAATTCAACTATTCGCATATCTATTTAATTAAATTATTGTTTGTTTGTTGTATTTTCTAACCGCCTAAAGTTGCGTTTGCTAACCTGTTTCGGTCAAGTGATTGTTGTGAAGTTACTTGCCCTGAAACTACATAAGCTTGTATTGGTTGTTGGTTTAAACTTGCTAACTGATTAACGCCACTTTGTCCTACAACGTTAAATTGTGGTGCGGACATTGTTGGAGCAGTAACACCTGTATTTGCGCTTGGTGTTCCGCCACCTTCAAATTGTGTCTTTGCTATTTTTGCAACTTGTACCGCTCCTGCTGCACCTGCTAAACCTGCTTCAATAAAACGTTGTCCGGGAAATAATTCTTTTGCAGTTGCAAGTGCTGAAGTAACCGCTAAATAAGTGTTTGTTACAGCTGAAGCAAGGTTAAACGCTTTTTGTGCTTTAAATGCTTTACGTGCATCCTTTTCGCTTTTTCCTGCGTTCATTTGAAACAAGTCGTTTATTATGGAAAGTCCATCCATTGCCATTTGAATTTTCTTTTGTTCAATAGTTCGTTTTTTTTCTGCTTCTTCTTTTGCTATTTCTATTGATTTATCACTTGTTTCTTTTTCTATTTTTAATCGTGTTTTTGAACTATCAACTAAACCTTTTATTGCATCTTTTGGCGAAATAGTTTTTAACTTTAATTCTTGGTCGTATTTAAGTTCAATTTTTAATTTTTCAGCTGCTTCTGCTTTTTTTAATTCTGTTATGTCTAATTTATGTTTTGCGGCTTCATCATAAATTTCCTTGTATTTTCTTTGAACTCCAACAATTTCTCTTTCTTCATCACTTAATAAACTATCTAAATAAGCGGTTTCAAGTTCTTTAATTTTCTTTAAAGCATCTTCTTTTTGTTTTACTCTTTCCTTTTCCTTTTCTGCGTTTTCTTTTCCACGTTCTTTTGCTGCGTTTATTGCTTCTTTATTTTCGGCTATTTCTTGACGGTTTAACATTTTCTTTTGCCTGTTCAATTTAATACCAGTCATTGCACCTTCAGTTTCCGCTTCGTTCAACGCAATAGTAGCTTCACGAATTTCTTGCTTCATTTTTATTTCCGCTTGTCCGCCTAATGCTTTTGCTCTTGTTTTTAAAATTTCTAAATCTTTAGCGGCTATTCTTGTACGTTCTGCTGCGGCTTTATTTTCTTCTCGTGTTACTTGCGCAAGTGCTTTGCGTTTTTCATTCATTGAAGTAGTTTCATCCGTTAAAATTTCTCTTGATTGAACAAGTAATTTATTAACTTCTGACTGAGCAACTGTTTGTTCTTTTTTTGCCTTATTGTTTGCTTGTTGTTCTTTTCCTAAAGCTCTAATAATTTTAAAAGTTTTACCATTTGCAGCGTCTCCTAATTGTTTAAATGATTCTGTTGCTTCTCCGTTTGCGTTTTTAATTGCTTCGGAAGCGCCTTTAAAATCTAAAGTTAAAAATTTATAAGCTGCTTGTACTGCATAACCAAAGGCACGAACTAAACCCATAGTTGCGTCTTTTACTTGTGTTCCAACAGCGCTTAAACCTGCCCAAACAGCCGCTATTTCTTTACCGCCTTTAACGTTAGATTGGAACGCTTCATAAACAAGTTTTAAACTTGCTACAATACCTGCAATAAGTAAAACAATCGGGTTTGCAAGTAACTTTGTAAATTGTGCGCCTAAACCCATAACGCCGCCTTCTGCTGCTTTAAGTCCAGGTACTAGTCCTGTAATAGCGGTTTTAATTGCGCTAAACGTTCCCATTTTAGCGCCTGTTGCTGCGCTTGCATTTCCTAAACCTGTAACGCCTGCCGCTGCCGCTGTTGATGAAGCCGTTACGGTGTTTATTTCTGTAGCTGCTTGTGTAGCGTTTGTTTTAACTTGTATTTCAATTACTCTTTTTTCAGCCATTATTCCTTAGTTTTTTTTCTTAAATTTCTTCTTAATGCTTGTTTATATTGTTCTTTTATTGAAGTAGTAAATTTATATTTACCTTTTGCTATGTCTATGTTTTCACTTTCTCCGTAAAAATCACTTAATAAAAGCATTTCAATTATTTTGTTTATCATACTTGGTTTATTATAATATAGTTTGTGTCTGCGCTTTTGTTGTTAGTTTGTATTGTTAACGTAATTACTCTTGCTGCGTTTACTGGAACAGTTACATCTAAATAAGCTTCACTTGAAAATTTACTATTTGACAAAGTAACGTTACTTGCATTTGCGCTTTTAGTAATATCTATTACGTCTGTTCCATTTGGAAACAATATTACAAAACGTAAAGTGTTACTTGTTCCTGTTGGTGTGTCAACTAATTTAATTGGATTAACTTGTGCAAAGTCACTAATTAAAGTAAAACTTACATCGCCTGTTGTTAAGTCGCTTTGCATTTCGTTAATCATATAACGTTTGTCTCTTATTATTAACCTATCGTTTAACTGAAGTTGTGTAAGCAAAGAAATTGGTAGAATTGTTTTAACTTTTACTAATCGGTTTTTTGGGTTGTATAGGTTAACTAAATAATCTCTGTAATATAAAGAGTATATCGTGTTTGGGTTGTTTACTAAATAAAAGCTTGAAATTTCTTCACCAAAATTTAACGTCAAAGGAATTAAACCTGTTTCAAATAGTATTTCGCTATCTTGCCCAAATGGAACATAACCTGTTATATTAGCTTGTCCGTTCCAATGTATATGCCCGCTTGTTAAGGTTGCTTTTTTATTCATATACAACAAAACAGGTTTCGGAATATACGGAGCAAGTTCTTTGTTTAGGCAATAACCTACTTGTAATTGATTGCCGAAATTATTGTGTAGTAAATTCTCAAATGGACTTTCTACTTTGTATTCGCCACCGTCATAGTTCCAACCTATTTTCGTGTTTCCGTAGCCGTGTGCATCTGCGTTTAATGGACTTTCTAAAAAGTATTTATTAAGCATACATTCGCTATCTTGATACTTGAACTCAACGGACTTATAAAGCTTCATTCGTTCAATTTCAATGCTTGTTATGTCGGTATATTCTGTTATGTCAACAACAGCTCCTTTTGAATACCAATATTGTATAGGTTCAAAAGTAAATACGTTCTTCGTGTTTGAATAGACTGTTAAATTAAATTCTTTGCATATTCCTGTTATAAAGTCCGTAACTTTCATATCCGGTGCTAAACCTGCTAAATCAGTAAAAGAAGTTGTTGTTGCCGTTGTAACTGCTGTTCCTGTTGATGTAGTAACTGTTGACGGTGGAGTACCTTCCCTTCTTTGATAAGTAAAATTTATTCCAATTGTTATTGCATAATAACTTCGTATTTTAAAAGTTATAATTTCGTTTTCAAATACGTTTTCGCTAAATTGAAACGGTGAAGCTGTTGTTGTTCCTGTTCGTGTGTTTGTATAAACTCCATTCCTGTACATATCAATAAAGTAATCACTTGGACTTGTACTTAACGAAACAACGGTGTAATATAAAATATGTTGAACCGTGTTTGTGGTGTCTAATTCTATTCGTGTAAAACTATTAGTTGTTGTGTTAAACGCACTTGCTAAAGCACCGCCTGTAGAAGTAAAATCTAATTCTACAGGGTTGTTTGTGTAGTGGTAACTTTCCTTGTTTTTGTAAAGTAAAAATGCTTTTTTAAATAAGTCGCTTTGTAAAAATATGCCGTTAAATGTTATTGCGTATTTACTTTCAATTAAATCAAAAATACTTGCAACACGAACCGCAGGAAATAATTCTGTGTAAACTATTTCACCCGAAGCGTGGTTTATATTATTGCTATTGTTTGGAGAATTGTCGTACCAAGTAGGAACATTGTCGTCTGGAAGTGGAACACTTCCGTTAAACTGCCAAACTCTATTTGAACTTATTAATGGATAACGTACATTGTAATCGGTTACTGTGCTATCAATTGTTACTCGGTTGTAAACTTGTTGGTTTGTATAGTCGTGGTCTAATGTTGAATAGTTTAATTGGCTTAATTTGTCTTCGTTAAAGAAGTCTTTTAAAGAAACTCCTGCTCCGTAAAATGTTACTGAATAACTATCAGGTTTTCCGTTTTTTAAGTTCGTCTTTTCGAGCTGAATTTTACCACGTCTAAATAAAATTGTGTCAACTTCTATATAAGCGTTGTACCTATTTTGATAGTCAATAGTTGCATCAACATCGTTTTGGTAAAAGTGCTGAAATATTGCGTTATTAATCGGTGAACAAGGAATCGTAAAACCTTGTGAATAGTCTGTAAAGATTTTACTTATATCCGAAATATTCTGAATGGTAGAACTTACCGTAATTTTTTCATCGTTAAATAATTCTAAACGTGAAAATTCTAACTCGGTTTGTGCTAATGCCGTTTCAATAAATATTGCTACTTG